GCTGTATCTAATCCTTTGTATGATACGCCTTCGGGCATCTTTATCTCACGATCAGTTTCATCTTCCCAATAAGCCTCTAGTGCCTCAATACACGGCATGACCATACTTTGAGGAACGGGCGGGTAATGATTAGAAGATAGGTGTATAGAGATAGCAGTAGATAAATCTAATCCTAAATCATAGTCAGCTAAATCAGTTGCAAAATTACTTCCCACCTAGCACCTCATTTCTAATTGAGTCCATTTCTCCAATAGTATCCATTAGTTCTTTTAGTTGAGTTTCGGTTAGCAAAACTTTGGTAGCCTTATCTATTGCGGTGGAAGCAAGTATTCCTGAATAAAGATAAATAGCCTTTGCGAATTGGTCTGTATCCATTTCGTTATGAGTATGAGTTAGCATACGAGCAAACTCCATAGAGTCATCATCAAAAATAGAGTCCTCTGTTGCCTGAATTAGAGCAGTTGCGGTTGATAGCATTTATTTATTTCCTTTTCGTTTAGTGGTGGGTAGATTATACACCTACCCACCGACATTTTTAGGCTAGGCAGAGAAGCGCCTGCGAAGCGCCTGCGTTGATAGTATCTAATTCCGCTTGCAATTCGGCGGTGGTCATAAGAGTAGGGTCCCCTACTAATTCGGTAATAGCCTGAGTATTTATCATGTCCACCATTGCTGTTGGCATTTTTGATAAAGCAGGATAGAATGAGCCAGTAGTATCTATCTTAGATACAAAATTGACTCCATTTACGGAGAATGGGAATGAAGCCCAGTTATCTGTATTTAGCATTATTTTCCTTTCGTTTGGTTATGTCGCTATTATAAACTAAACTACTGACAATTTCTATTTAAGTATCGGCGTGTCGCAAATTATTTTTGTGAGGAATCTCACAAAATCCAGGGTGTTTTTAGCTTGCTCGTAATTGGATTTTGCCCCACTCTCCTTTGCGGGCGAACGCCTATTCTGTCAAATCAAAACGCCGTTTATGTTTTGATTTTCTTTTATAAATTTTTTTACTTGGAATTGGTTGCGCCGCATTGCTACGGCGCAATTCCAAAACTTTTTTAATGCGAGGTAAATTTTGGAACATGATAATTGCTCGCTTCATAAAATCTATTCGCATCAAATCTTGGATTATCTTTTGCGAACATTAACGCAAAATCTACAACTATTTTTGAAAATAGCGCAGGGTGAGTTTTATCTGAAGCATACCGCAGAATTTCTGCGGTAGCGACATAGTCTTTTCGTGTCATCATCGGTGAGATACCAAACCTGTTCTGTCAAAGTTTTTTGTATACATTTTGCCTGTTGGCATTTCTAAATTGTAAGTTGCGTTTTCAATAGCAAACCCTACATCTTTACATCTTGCGAAAGCCTCAAACGCTTCAAGAGCGTCTGAATAGTTAGAGGTGAATTCTAATTTTCCGTCATAGTAAGTAAATAATTTATACATTAGTTCTGTTCCTTTACAAATAGAGAGCCGTCAAAATCAGAGTCTGGATTACAGTCGCAAGGTTCAACATTGTAATCCTCATTTCCGCCATAGAATAGCCAACCTTTTCCGTAGCAAGTATCGCAGTCAAAAGCGAGAGTCTTTATCATTTTCATTAGTTTTCCTTTCGTTCGTTTTCGGTAATTGTAGCATTAGCCACCGACAAAATTGCGGTGAGATTAGAATTGCGTTTTTCTTTTACTTCCGCCAAACGCTGGGCGATAATGAATTCTCTAAAGTCTTTTAGATCCATTTTAGTTTTCCTTTCTTTTTGTTATTGGTTGAATTATAGCGGAAACCGCCGACAATTAGTCGGCGACACGCACAGCGACAGTAGCCCAATTTTGTTTTATGGACTGTCCAACACGATAGCGAATTGCGTAGGCATCGTAGCCGTCTAAGTAAATATCCTCACGCTTTTCTGCGAAAGTAATTTCTCCGCCTTGAAAACGGCGGGCAAGAGAGCGAGGGAAATAAGTCTGACCTACAAGAAGGTCCTCAATAGAATAAGTTTTCATTTAGTTTTCCTTTCATTTTGTTACTCCGTAAGTTTAGCAAAAACGACTGACATTTTCAAATACAAAATGCGTATAAATCGGACATTTTTTATCACAAAAATAAATTTGTCTGGTCATATTTTTTTCGGGCGTGTCGCAAATTTCGGGGTTGTGGATAACTCTTCGTAACCTGTGGATAACCCGCACAAGAACTTGCGGGCAGCTGTCGATCTTGTCAAATCGACACGCCGATTATTTATCTATTTTATTTAGTAAATAACTATTATTTAGATTACGATTATTATTTGAGAACATAGCCTCAACAACTCTCTTATCTTTTTCTGACTGAGCAATTCTTTTTTCTTGTTGCTCTTTTAGTATTCTGTTATAAGTATCCATTTAGTTATTACCTTTCTTAGTTAGGGAGAATATCTGTTCCGTAGTATTCTACGGCATCATATAGGCTCATCATGCCTTTATAATCACGGCAGGAGTAGCAAATACTATTCCACCCGTCTGTTATTTTTCGGGCGTGTCGGAAAAGTATTTTTGTGATTTAGGTCATGTGGATAACTTACGCTCAAATTCCAGGGGTTTTCCACACCTGTGAATAAAGCTGTGGATAACGCCCGCAAAAGACTGCGGGCAGCTGCCGCCCTTGTCAAGGCGACACGCCGTTAGTTTAGTGTGAGATACGCCACAGCAAAGCCTGTGCCTATACACATAGCCAATAGGGCGGCGGTCTGAAGGAAGGCGATCATTTAGCACACTCGCAAGATTCTATTTCATACTCTTGACGATTACCTACATAGATAACGCCTCTTCCATAGCATAGAGAGCATTTGTTCATTTTATATCGCCTCTTCCAATTCTGCCAAAGTTTCATCTTCTAATTCTAGCATTTCTTCTAGAGATATTTCAACTATATCTTGTTCTTCTTCATCATAGTATTCAACTTCATATCCGTGTTGAATACTCTCATATTTGTATGAGTTATCTGTGTTATCGAATGAATACATTTTACTTATTCACCTTTCTTGCTGTGATTACGCTAAGACTAGCGTCTTTATCTAATACCTGTATTTCCTTTAGAAAGTCTAACGCCTCTTTTGAGGAATTGAAAGTGCCTACCATTAGCACCTTGCTTTTCTTGCCGTTCCAAATTGCCACTTCGATTTCCATTTCTTTATTTCCTATTCGTTTAGTTTGTTTATTTAGTTAGGGTCTTATTTGCTAGGCTCACCCTTTCGGTTTATTTGCTAGGCTCATACCCTTATTTAATTGTTATGTCTGTAAGACTATCACCTATGACCGACATTATCAAGGCGACACGCCGTTAGGCGTGTGTGACCTTAGTCACGGGCTACCGCTAGGGTTCGCCATTCGTCACGGCGTCCATTGGTAGGACGGACACGGACGGCATAAGCGTCAGCGTCTACATACCATACATTAGGACGAGGCTCAGCGTCCTCAATAATTCCTTGAATAGAGCGGCTACGATAAGCCTTGCCGATAAGTAGAGATTGAATTGAGATTGAGTTTGACATAGTGTATGTCCTTTCTTTAGTTTGTTTAATAATAATATACTAGCAGGGGGGTCTGACAAATTCAAGAGGACAAATGTCTCAATTCGGACATTTGTGATGTGAATCACACGATATTCATGTGATATAGACCACATATGGGCGCACTAATGGTACAAATCGGACATTCTAAAACTGTGCATCATACAAATTAAAATTATATTAACATTTTCATAAATCTAAATTTATAGTCAACTGAAATATTTTATGTTTCACATGAAACATTTGGGGCGGGAAATAAATAATGATAAAATATCTATGTATGAAATCCGAGAAGGTTTCAGTTGCTAAAAGGAAAGCAGAATTATATAAATATCTGCGAACCTTGAAGGAATCTTCTCCCTGCGCTGATTGTGGATCATATTATCCATACTATGTCATGGACTTTGACCACGTACGTGGCAAGAAACATGCAAATGTTATGGAGCTAGTTCCAACTCTCAGCAGAAAAAAGATAGATGAAGAAATCGCTAAATGCGAGATCGTGTGTTCAAATTGTCATCGTGAGAGAACACATTTTAGAAAAGCAAAAAAGGCGGGATAATGGATAAAGTAATATTCATCGGACTTACACTATGGGTCCTATACTTTATGTTCATAAAAAATCCTAAACAATAATTCTAGTCGACTACAATATTGGACTATAGCTCAGCAGGCAGAGCGGGAAGCTGTTAACTTCTAGGTCCTAGGTTCGAATCCTAGTAGTCCAGCAAATTTTGGGGCGGGAAGCTAAATAAGCTCATGCCATTGTATAGAACCTACAGCATCACCTGTAGATGATATGGTTCTTATAGCTAGGCAATATATATCTGATACTGGGGTATCTGAATTAGTTCTACCTAATTGTAGATCAAAGCTATTTTCTATTTCTAGATCTGTTGCTGCATTGTTTTGATTCGATCCCGCCAAAAATCCTCTACGTACAACAATTCCTCCAGTTAGAGATGTTGCGGTTACATTGTATTCAGTATCTTGTGTTGGAGTATTTTCTACCCAAGTTCCTCCAGTTATCTCTGGATTTCTTAAAAGTGCAAATTCAAACAAGTTATTACTTGTTGTAGCTATATTTATTCTTGCAATTTGCACTACAGAATCCATTCTGCCAGTTTTCAATCGCACTGCAGCAAGAGGAACAAATGTTGTGCCGATGTTTGTAAACAAAGTGTTACGAGATGCAGACCAGACCTCTGGTTTTCTATCGTATCCACCATTTGACAAAACTGTTGTACATATCTGCTTCATTGCGCTGCTACTTGCTGTAGCTGCAGTATTTTCAATCTCATATCGAAGCGGAAGCGTAGCAGTAGTCATATAAACCTTATCTATAATATTAGAATGATTCAAATCCTACCTTTGCCGATCCCACCCCAAGCCATTCAAATTCCATAAATAGAATCTGTGCTTTAGTTAAATCTAAATGTAGTCGACTAGGACCAAGTCCATTCATTGTATCGACATTCCAACTTGTTTGATTTACTATCTCTTCTTCAATAGCGCCACTTGTAAATGTTCTGCGAACAACTGATATTGTGCTTCCACTTTGTTGTAGATATACTCCATTTTGACGGGAGAAATAGCCAACTCTTTGGCGAAGCCCCGTCTTAGTTGGAGCCATCACAAAAGTTTGCATAACTGTTAAAGCTTTTCCTGGCTGGTATGGAAAACACTTCTTAGACTCTCTATAAACTTTATCTCCCGAAGCTGTCCCAATAGTAAAGAGATCTGTAGATTCATTCTCTAAATAAGAAACGGCGGCAGTACCAGAAGTAATATCACTAAACTCACTTCCCGATGCATATCTATGTTGATTATCAAATAACGTATATGGTTCTGATACCTTAGTTCTACCAAATGAATCAAATCCAAAAGAGGCGGGAGTAGAAGGAGAATACTGAGGTATTCCCGAAGTAGCATTAATATATGTAGCCATTAGTTCTCCAATACCAATATTGAAACTTCCGCCGTAGAATCTGTTATAGCAAATATTTCATCATATGGCCCAAGTGTAATACTTAACGTCTGTTCTGGCAAAAGCCTAAATCCGTAGTCACTCGTACTTACATGGCTGGCGCCAATGTAGACGTTATTAAAGGAAATATTCTTAATGATCAAAGATGATTCTGATCTATTTGGATTCCAATTGCTAAGGGACGTAGCCGTTGAAGTAATTTGAATAATTCCATGATTGACTGCCATATTGATATTATACCGCTATATGGGTAATGGTTCTCTTCTTTCGCCGCACTTCAATTTTTTGCAATTTCGACGCAATGCACTATATAAAGGACAAAACCCAATCGGAGGCGGATCCAATTGGGTTCTGCTACGCCGAAGCGTAAGTATGGGGAACATGTGGGATGCTACGACCCATACAGATCTAATTGTCACATATTATATTTTTTAAGTCAACTACTTTTTTTAGTCCCAGGAATTAGCTTTCATGGGTTTTATTGTATATTTCTCATCCCCTGTTAAATCGGCTAGAATGGCCATTAGAGAATTGCAATCTTCATGCCGCCACCAAGTATGGCATTTGCCCTCTGAGACGTTCTGGCAATTTCCTAGCAATTTCTCCAGGTATGCTGTCATCCACTCCAGGGCTCCAGTTGCCATAGCCATGTCGTCATAATAATTTTGATATTTTAATTTAGCATTATTCATATACCGAGTAATTTGATCGATATATAATTTATTCATTTTCTTCTTGTGGTGTATAAGATGGGGCGGGACCTAATAAATATCCTTCATTATGATATTTAATCATCTTATCTACTTCTTCCGCCCCTACTAATTTACTAGCAATAATAGTCATGACATCATATATTCTATGAAGCATAATATAGTTGACCATATCCAAATTTTCGGATAAGTCTTGCTTTGTTTCTTCTTCGCTCATGGTCTACCTATATCTTCCCAAAATTTCTCTCGACCCATATTGTCGATTTCTTCTATCTCGCCGCTCTCACTTTCCTGAGATGGCTTTTTCCATTCTGTCATATTGATCCAATCCTATTTCATTTCTGTATTCACAAGAAAGGCAGTATAGGTAAATTTTATCATTATTATCTTGATTAGGCATTAGAAGGCCTTGGCATAATGGACAATCCATTTTTGCAACAAGGCCCTCTTCTGCAAGGGTTAAATATTTGGACACAATCTGTATCCTCAATTTATCTCCTAACTACTTTGGAAATTGAAATATCAACTTCTTAGCTTTACTAATAGAATTTGGCCAGGATGACCAATCTACTCCGCCTCTAGTCATATAATACGTTATCTCTGCGTTAATTACTGGATCAAACAATAGTACATTTGATCTCAGGTCGAATTTCTCTTTGCGATCATCACCAAGGTTACCTAGCATATTGATCTGAAAAATTCCGTAGGAACTGTCTCCAGTATTCCTGTTTCCGTTGTAAGCCATAGGGCGTCCATTGGACTCCGCTTTGGCAATACCCCAAGCCATTTTAAGGGCTTGTCCTTCAAATCCTACAGACTTGAGAAGTTGCAGCAACTCTTTATCCGTAAGCATTTCTGAAGGTTTGTACACAGTGTTGCTGAATTTTTCCAGCGTCTCTTCATTCAGTTTTGCTTGTTGTGCTTTTGAGATCTCTGGTTTTACAATCAGAGCCTCTGCTGTCGTCATTGTTTCAGGCTGGACTCCGAATAGAAATAATGTTATCATTCCTATAACGGACCAGCTATGAGCAACATCGCTCAGCTTTTCTTTTATATTCTCCATTGGTATTCCTCCTTTAGAGATAACGAACTACAATAGTAGCATTGTTTGGCAAATCGTGTCAAGCTGGTTGACCAGAAAATTATATGGACATTTCATTCTCAACACCGACAATAAACATGAAAACTAATAATGGATACGGTCATGCAGGCATAAAAATAATTAATTCATTAAAAGATCTGGGTCATCAAGTTAATTTTCAATATTCAAAAGCTCCCGTTCAATTAAATTTTTCTCAGCCAAACTACTTTAAACTTCATCGAAATCAATATCAGATTAGTTATACTCCATG